GAACATACATATATATGGAGATATGTAAAGTCAAAAAGAAATGCCTTTCTTTCGAAAGGCATCAGTTCTAGAATAATATTTTAGGAGGGGTTAAAATATTGGACATGTTCCATTAGCACAAAGTATATCTGTGATAATAGAATTTACATTTTTATATTTATTAAACTGTTGAGGTATTTTAGATTCATTCATCATGCCTGTTACAGCCATATATGAACCTGGGTTTGAAGGTGTTGAAACAAAGTCCCAACATAGTAATTCAAAATCATCTTGTACTTCCATTAATTCACCCATTTGTTTTAATGAACCCATACCACGAGATGAAACACCTACTGGTATGTTATTTTGAAATAATGAAGTTAAAATGTTTCCAGATGGGGTAGGTAATAGTTCAATTATACCCATCACATTATCTCCTTCCCAAAATATTTTTTTAATATTATGTGAAACGTTTTTTAAGTTAATAATAGATGAGTCTGGATGGTCTAGTTCACCTAACGCTCTGTTAGCACGAACATTTTCCATATACTTATCTATTTCACGCTCCCATAACTCTTTAGAGTAATATCTACCGTTACCATTTTTAACTTCAGCTGTAGCTAAAATACCTTTAACAAGTAAATTTCCACTCTCACTTTTTCCTTCAGTAAGTTGTACAGGTGTAGCTGTGAAATATTGGGTTTCGATTAATATCTGTTTCATTATTTCTTTTTATTTTCTCCTACAGTCATGCTTCCACCTGCTTTTAATTTTTTTTCAGCATCAATTTTAGCTTGAGTGTTTAAAGTGTTGAAGTCAGGATCTTTTTTCATATCATCTATGGCTTTAGTTCCACCGTATGTCCCTGCTTCTTTAACTTTTTTCTTACCATCTAACTTAGCAGCCATTCCTTCTAACTGTTTAATTTCAGATTGAAGTTCTTTAATTTTTTTAGCGTTATCATTATCTTCACCCTCTTCTAATTCGGTTAAAGTTTCTAATGCTTTGATTTTCTTTTTACGCATTATCTTTTCTCTGTCAATGCGTTTTTTCATAGCATCTTTTTTAGCTTTTTCACCTTCTTCTTTAATAGATTCTTTATCTAATGATTCAGATAATTTAATAACATCTCCAGCGTAAACTTCGTCTCCATTTTCTAATTGAAATACAGGTAATGGTTCACCCGCATTTAAACTTTGACTTTTGTATTTGCTAGATACTTCTTTACCATCTTTTTTATAATGAACTATGCTATTCTTAGTTACTTCCATAGCTTCATCTTTAGAGATTTCAGTCAATACTTCTTTAATAATATCTTGAATAGCTAAACGCAGTACTGATTCTTTTAAGTCACCGTATCCTGATGATTTAAACTTACCTTTAGGTTCTTCTGGTTCACCTAATCCAGGTGCTTCGGTTGTGTATCCTAATCCTTTAACTCCAAATTGACCATTTTTAACATAGTAACTAATGTCTTTAGCTAAGTTTTTAGCAACAATAGCTCTTAATTCTTCAACATCTTTATCAGCGTTTTTAGGATCTTTCATTTCAGTATAGTATCCTTCTAAGAATTCTTGACCAAATAAGTTATCATAATTTTTTTCATCTTTATAATCAAAATTATGTTTTTGGTTATCTAATACTTCTTTAGATGGTTCTTCTTTTTCTTTAGCTTCTTTAAGAGCATTTATATTCTCATTAAAGATAGCATGCCAGTCTTGTTTTTTACCTGTAGTAACTAAACCACCAATGTTTTCGCTGATGATGCCTCTATTCTTAAGAATACGAGTTGTATCTTCAAATGAATTAACTTGTGATAACATATCTGGGAATAAGCGATAAGCTGATTTTAAAAAATATGCTTTATCTCCTTTACCTTCTTTAATAAGGTTATATTGTACTTGTAGTGTTTTTTCCATGTTTATAAATATGTTTTATGTTAGGACTTTTTGCCCTTCCATAATTGTTTTGTATCTATTCCTTTAGCTTGTTTATGTAGTTTTTCAGTGTCTACAGGCTTAAAACCTAATTTTTTTACATAATAATTATTAGCTGTACCTTTTGCTTTTTTATTTGGGTTAAATGCAAATGGAACAGCATAATTTGCTCCTATGCCAGGAGTAAAAGAAGCACCAGTTCCAGTGGCGCTCATTTCTTTTAATATTTTTCTTACTATTTCTCGAATTTTATCTTTCATTTTGCTACTGCTTCTAACTCTTCAACTAATTGATAATATTGAAGTAAGTTAACTAAATTATCATCAGATGCTTTATCTATCTTACTTAATGAAGGTAATATATTAATAACTTCATTAATTTTGATTTGGATTGCTTTATCTGTAACTGATTTATTTAGTTTAGTTAAATGAGTTTTGATTTCATTTACTTTAGTATTGTAAAATTCTTTTAATTTAGAAGTACTATCTACACTATTAATAAATTCTTTTAATACTAATTTTTGATTATGATTTAGATCAGCGTATTTATCATTAAATTTTTCTAATAATACTTTATAAGCTAATACTTGAATATCTTTATCTTGATGCTTAAATTCTTCTAGAATACTGTTTTTAACTTCTTGCTTATTAATAGTAGATTTAGTTAAAAATTCTAATAAAACTGTTTTGTTTTCTATAATCTGATTAGGATTAAGTTTATCTTCACCGCTGTATATTTCTATAAGTGAATATAAAGATGCTTGAGCTTTATAATTAGGTAATTTTGTTTTAAAGAAATCTTCTATATTATAGTGTTTCTTGATTTCATTTACTAAATTATACTTTTGTCTTCTTAAGGCAGAGCGATTTAAGTACTTAGCACTTTCTACTATAGTATTAATAACCATGTCTGCTTTGGCTTCGCTGACATTTACATTCTTAAAGAAACTTTCGTACAGTTTGTATTCTCTTCCTAGCTCTGTTTTTGTAAAGTACTTTTTTAATATATCGGATGCTTTTGATTCTATTCCTGACAAGGTATCAGATGTGATTTGTCTTACAAGTAATTCAAAGAGGATGCCCGTATTTTTGTACTTTGAATGTTTAATAGTCATTCTTAGGTATATTTTTTGTTATAAATATATATAATTTCTTTATTCTCGTATTTGAGATTCGTCTAATAATGAGGATTCCTCTTTCTTTATTGAAATCTTTTTTTCTAGACCTTCAAGTAAAGTTTTATTTTGAAGAGTTTCTAATGCTAATGGTGATCCTCCTTTAAAATTATTTCTTAAAGTTTTATCTTCACCAGTAGCATCTCCTTTTTTCATTCCCTTATTACCTAATCTATCAGTGCCAAATACATTATTTTGAGTTCCAATGTTAGATGCTTTTTCTTCAGGACGTCCTAATTTAAGATCTTCGTCATATCCATCAGGTAAATTTCCCATTCTGCTAGCACCATATAATGTTGCTAAGTCATGAGGTGTACCATATGATTTGCCTGATTCTAATGGATCATTACCTTCATTTTCAATTTGTTTTAATCTGAAAGTACGTTTTTGGTCTTCTACTAACAAGTCTCTGTATTCATCATACTGATCTTCACTTAAATGGAAGATATTATCATAAATCCAATCAGTAGGTAGCAGTTTAGTTTCCATCATTTGACGAGCTAAATCTACCTTTTCTTTCATTAACATAATTCTTTCTTGATCATAGATAATAGAAGGAGTAGTTAATGATAATTCAAAATTAGTTAATTGTTCATTTCTATATCCTTGAGTATATAAGTGAACTAAAGCGATTTTATTTAACTCAGATAATATAATACGCTGAATACGATCAATTGTACGAGCAAAACGAATATCTTCAGCAGCTAATGTTGCTTTACCTGTTAAATCTTTTTCATAACCCATAAATGCTTTAGGTACTTTTAAAGCAGCAAATAATTTATCTCTTAAATAAACTACATCTTCAATCGCTGTATATTCCATACCTTTAGTAGGCTCAATCTTAGTAGCACTATCATTACCTCTTACAGGAATATAAAAATCTTCTAATATATTCTGTTGATTATATTTCATATTATATTCACCACTTTGAGGATCAATAAATGGAGTTTTCTTCATTGTATTGATAGTCTTCTGCATGAAGTTTTCTACTTCATTTGGTGGTATTGAACCAACATTAATATAGAAAATACGTTTTTCTGGAGCACGAACAATACGATGGATTAACATAGCGTCTTCCATTAAGATGTATTGTTTATATAATTTACGAGCTGGTTCTAGATATGATCTACCATATGGAAGATAGTTAACATCAGTGATTAATCTGAAGTGAGCCATTTCATAGTTGTCAAAATATAGATTTTTATCATTTTTCTGAGTCGCATAATTATCTTTCCCACCCAAACCATAATAACCTGAACCACCAGCATAACCATCAGGTGAAAACGCGTATCTTATTTCAGCTGGTTTTTTAGGGTCATAATTTTCTTGTCTTTCAATATGATAAGCAGTATATGGAATAACATTATATACACCAAATTTTTCAGCAATTTCTAATTTTAAAAAGAAATCACCATATTTACACA